CAGAGGTCCTGAAATTTTAGCTAAAACTAAAAAGAACTCTTCGGGAAAAGATGTTTTAGATAATGGTAATGAAATTATTAAAACAGCTAATCATTTTGTAATCATTAATGGAGAAAAACCAGAGAAAGCTTTAATGGCTATGAAGTCTACTCAATTAAAAGTGAGTAGAAACTGGAACTCTTTAATGCAAGATCAATTTGAAACTGATCCTAAAACGCAGAAGAATGTACCTGCTCCAATGTTTTCAAGAGTGTATAAACTACAGTCTGTCGAGAACAGTGGAAGTTTTACTTGGCACGGATACAAAGTGTCTATGGCAAGAAAAGTGGATAATGCTAGCCTTTATCAAATGGCTAAAGATTTCCATAATTCTTTAAAAGTAAGTAACGCTGCTGCTGAGAACAAAGAAGAATCTAATTACTAGATTCCTCTTTAAGAGGATAGGAGCAGTGAAGCGAGAGTGGAGCTGCTCCGACCCGGGATCATTATGGAACATGAATTTATAGAATTATTTAAAGGTTATGAAGGTGATTTTGGCATGGCGGACATGTCAAAAACAGAACTTGACTCAGAAAAAAATAAAATAAAACCTAATTACGAATGGGCAGGAAGACCTGTTACATCAGAAGACTACAGAAATCATTTAGAAGGACAAAAATCAATTGGAATCCAACCATGCAGAATAGATAAAACTGCACAGTTTGGCTGTATAGATATTGATCCACCAGACTATGGGTCTTTTAAAGTAGAAAATTATTTAGCACTATTCCAACAATATAAATTACCATTAGTACCAATCCTATCTAAAAGTGGTGGACTACATTGTTATATATTTTTAAAAGAACCTATTCCAACAATAGATTTAATAGAAGCATTAAAAGCTTTTCTGCTTCCATTAGGATTAAAACCAACTACTGAGGTTTTTCCTAAACAGAAAGAACTACAGAAAGATGATAAAGGAGACATAAAACCAGGAAACTTCATTAATCTACCTTACTACAACAATGGAAACTCCAATCGATACGCTGTAGATAAGAATAATTCTAAATTATCAGTAGAACAATTTATAAAATTTGCTAACGAGTCTAAAGTAGATAAAGAAACTTTAGATAAACTTGTAGAAGAAACTCACAGAAATATATTATTAGGAACTAATCCAGAATTTGACGACGGTCCACCGTGTCTAGCATTGTGTTCTAGAACAAAATTAGATGATGGTAGAGACAGATTTATGTACAATTATATGGTCTTTGCTAAAAAGAAATATAAGGATAAATGGCCAGACCAAGTATCAGCAGCTAACTATAGTTATCTTGCTAGTCCTTGGGATAAAGCAAAACTAGATTCAAAAATTAAAGCATGGAAAGGTGAAACAGCAGGGCACACTTGCTATGAAGACCCTATTAAAGACAAATGCATGCGTAGTCTTTGCTATAAAAGACCATTTGGAGTTAAGTCTGATAGTATTTCTGTGTTTCCAGAGATTCAAGATTTTGAAATGATAGCTTATTTAGAACCTGAGTATAGGTTTAATGTGATTATGCCTAACGATGACAAGATTCAAGTTATTATAAGTAATACAAAACTAATGACCACACAGAAAGAAGTATTAAATTTAATCTGGCAACAGACTGGAGTTTATTTTGAACCCTTAAAACCAAAAGATTTTAGAGCTAAATTAAATGAATGGCGTAGAGGTGGACAAAAGATTACACCACCTAAAGGAACTCAGATAGAAGATAGACTAGAAGAAGAGTTGTACCAATACTGTGTGAATGGACCCCAGGCACAAGAGAGAAGACAGATACACAATGGCTCTTGCTTTACGGAAGAAGGCTATCATTACTTTAGATTTAATTCTTTTATCGAGCATCTAGGAACTGGGTGGAAGATTCCAGAAGAAAAAATTGCACAGAAACTAAAAGACAAATGCAATGTAGAGTTTGATCATTCTTTAAATGTTGAAGGCAAGACACTTAAAGTTTGTAAATTAAAACAACTTTATACTCCACAAATAGAACATAAACCTGTGCAAAGAAAAGGAACTAATTATTAATGAGATACAAAGTAGTAGGACCACCGGGCACCGGAAAGACTAGAAGACTTTTAAATGAAGTACATAAGTATGTTAAGAATGGTACCCCACATGACAGAATAGGTTACTTTGCATTTACTCGTAAAGCTGCAGGCGAAGCCCGAGATAGATTCTTAGCTAAAAATTTAGACCTTACTAAAAAAGATATTAAATATTTTCAAACACTACACTCTTTGGCATTTAATAATTTAGGACTTAAAGAAGAAAACGTAATGCAAGAAGGTAATTATCAAGCAATTGGAGAGAGCTGTGGTATTCAAATTAAGTATGCTTCTTATGAAACTAATAATTTTAACGGAATTTTTTCTTCTAACAGTGAGTATTTAAGTTTAATTAATTTAGCTAGAGTAAGACAAATTACTGCTGAACAACAGTTTAATCGCAACGAGCATTTAAGTTGGATTAGCAAAACAAAATTAATTGGAATAGAGAAAGAGATTAATAATTATAAAAGCGCGCATAATCTTATAGATTTTACCGATATGATTCAACAGTTTTTAGACAAAGGAACTACACCTAAATTTAAGGTTATCTTTGTTGATGAAGCTCAAGATCTTTCATTAATTCAATGGGCGATGATTAAAAAGATTGAAGATGATACTAATTGTGATGTGTGGATTGCGGGAGATGATGACCAAGCTATCTTTGGATGGGCTGGAGCTGATGTGGATTCTTTTATTAACTGGGATTCAAAAGAAATATTATTAGATAAATCTGAAAGAGTTCCTCAATTAATTCAACGCAAAGCTTTAGATGTTATTTCAAGAATCTATCTTAATCGGTTACCTAAAGATTATCTTCCTAAAAATGAGCTAGGAGTTATTGAAGAACGATTTAATATTAATGGAATTGATATGACTACAGGAGATTGGCTAATACTAGCCAGAACTAATTCTCTTTTAAAAACAATTCCTGCATATTTAAAACGAAAAGGTTTTTTCTTTCAGACTCATCAAGGCAATAGCATGGGCAAAACTTTATACGAAGATATATTAAATTGGAAAAAGATGCAGAAAGGTGAATCTATTCCTGAAGTTCATCATCAAAGAATTTTAGAAAATATAAAAAATAAAGAAATTAATTTTCAAGGAGATTGGTATGAAGAATTTAATAATGTTCCTGTATCTAAAAGAGATTATATGAGAGCCATGTTAGATAATGGAGAAGATTTATTAAAGGAACCAAGAATAAAAGTTTCAACGATTCATGGAGCCAAAGGTGGGGAAGCCCACAACGTAATTTTATATTTAAACCAAACGGCGAATACTATCAAAGGTGCAAAGAAATCGCAAGAAAAACAAGACGAAGAATTTAGAGTGTGGTATGTAGGAATTACACGAACAATTGAAAATTTATTTTTAATTAAATCTAAAAACAAACAGAAAGAATTTAAACTATGAGTGATCACATATATAAAAAGCAGGTAGGCGGAAGTCACTACAAATCTATGGTCATTCAACCATCAGAATTTATTAACAGAAATAATATTCCATTTGCCGAAGGCAATGCTATAAAATATTTGTGTAGACACAAACAAAAAAATCAAAAAGAAGATTTATTAAAAGCAAAACATTATATTGACATGGCGATCGATAGAGATTATCCTGAGGAAGTGAAAGAGGAAAAAGAAAAAAGTAATTCTTGGGGGATAGTTGAAAAATAAAATTTTAGTTATCCACGCTGAATGGTTAAAAGAAAACGGGTATGAATATAAAAATTGTATTTATCAATCTTATCCTGAAAATGATAAAAGAGATAAGCTTGGTAAAAAATTTAAAATTAGAAATACTAAAGGACAATTTATAAAGTTATGATTGAAGCACAAACAGAGTGGGTTAAGCCTACTGAATTTCCAGACTTAAGACAAGCAGACACAATTGCAATCGACTTAGAAACACATGACCCAGATTTAAAATCAATGGGATCAGGTTCTGTAACCGGTCAAGGTAAAGTTGTAGGTATCGCTGTAGCCGTTGATGGTTACTCAGGATACTTTCCCTTCGATCATGAAGGTGGTGGTAACCTTGAAAAAAGCAAAGTAATTCAATGGTTTAAGGACGTTTGTGAATCTCAAGCAGATAAAATTTTTCACAATGCAATGTACGATGTGTGTTGGATTCGTGCGATGGGAATAAAAATAAATGGAAACATTTATGACACGATGATTGCAGCATCACTCGTTAATGAAAATAGATTTAGATTTGATTTAGGTTCGTTAGGTTGGGACTAT